AAACGCAATGAAAGGGCTGGGTTTGTATGACTGATTTAACGGTTTCTCAATGGCTGGAAGAAATCAATGACGCCAAAAAGCGCGAGAAGGACTTTCGCGAAGATGGCAGAGAGATTCGTGAGATCTACTCCAACGAGAAAAAAACACCGTTCAATATCCTCTATTCCAACACAGAAACACTCCTTCCAGCTCTCTTCTCAGAGGTTCCAAGGCCCTTAGTAAAGAGGCGGTTCAAAGATGAAGACCCTATGGGGAAAGTGGTAGCAGAGGCTGCACAGCGACTCCTAGAATATCTGATAGATACAGATATCGATGATTATGATAAATTTGACAAATCCATGTCAAATGCAACGCTTGACGGCCTTCTACCTGGTAGAGGTGTCACAAGCGTTAAATATGAGTCAGATGATGACTGGGAAACAGTTTGTACGGATTCAAGAAAATGGGATCGGGTTCTGTTCGGATATGCCACTAAATGGTCAAAAGTCCCCTGGATAGCCTATGAAGAATACTTGGATCGCGAAGAGGCTAGACGGCTATTTGGTGAAAAAGCCAATAAATTGACGTTTGTCGAGGGCGAGGAGCAAGATAACGAAGACGATTACAAGAAGGAAGAAAACAAGGACAAAGGCTATCGCAAAACAGCCAGGATCTTCCAGATATGGGATAAATCAGACAAAAAGATCAAATATATCAGCTCTCAATACAAAGATGATTTCTTAAGAGAGGATGATGACCCGTTAGAGCTAACAGGATTCTTCAATTGCCCTGAACCGATTCAGTTTGTTGAAAAATCCAATGACATGCTCCCGACAGCTCTATATACAATCTACAAGAATCAAGCCAGAGAGCTGAACAGGATCCAGGATAGGATCAATCGAGTCATAGAGGCAATCAAGGTCAGGGGGGCTTATAACGGCGCACTGGGCGAGGAAATAGAGCAGATTCTGAAAGAAGAGGATAATGCGCTAGTTCCAACAGATAAAGCAGCGATGCTTGCTGAAGGTGGACTAGATAAGAATATTTGGATGCTCCCTCTAGCTGAACTAGTTAATGTTGCTAGAGAGCTTATGCAGGCCAGGGAATCAGCAAAACGTGTCATTTATGAAGTGACAGGTATTTCAGACATTATCAGGGGTCAATCAGCAGCATCCGAAACACTAGGCGCGCAGAAGATTAAGGAATCATGGGGAACCATGAGGATTAAGCGGCTCCAGAAGGAAGTCCAGCGATATGTCCTTGATACTATGCGACTTATGTTGGATGTTGCTGTTAATAAGTTCTCTGAGTCCTCATGGGCGAAAATGACAGGATTGCCCTACTCTACAACCGAGCAGAAAGAGCAAGCACAGAAAATCGTGCAAATTGCACAAATGAATCGGATGAATCCTCAAGATCCATCTATTCAGCAAGCCATGCAAGTGATGCAGATGCCTAATTGGGGTGATGTTCTTGAAATACTGAAAGACAACTATTCGAGAAGTTACCGCCTCGATATGGAGACAAATTCAACAATTGATGTTGAGGCAACTGAAGACAAGCAATTGGTTGGTGATTTCATGAACGCCATGGGCCAATTCATGAACGGTATTTCACCTCTGATCGATAAAGGCGTTATGCCATTTGGAGCGGCAAAGTCCATGATGCTCTCTATTGTTAAACGTTATCGATTTGGCCGAGAAGTTGAAGATGAACTGAATCAGATGACCGAGCCCCAACCACAGGCGAATCCAGAACAAGAAAAAGCAATGAAGGAATTCCAGCAGGCTCAGCAGAAATTCCAGCAGGAGCAGCAGAAATTCCAGCAGGAGCAACAACAGGCTAAGGAACAATTTATTCAGGAATCCAACAAGCTCAGAGTAGAAAAGATGCAGCTTGATTTTGCAAACCAGTTAGCGCAATTAAAGCTGAAATATCAGGAAGATCTCGCTAATGTCAAGCAACAAACAAATCAGGTTGAAATGGAAGCTTCCTTGAAAGCCCTGTTAGAACGTCATAAATCTGATGTTAGGTCTATGTTGGATAAACAAGCAGCTAGATTGCAGAAAGTCAACAAAGCTGCATGACCACCGTCCAGAAAGCCAAGACTAAACAGCTTGGACAAGTCAGACCAAGTGATACCACGCCAATAGAATTATACTCTCCGACAAACAGAGATCGGTGTGTTGTTCAAAACATCATTATCTGCAATACAACAGGTTCATCTGCAACATACAGAATCTTTGTAGACGAAGATGGGACCACGGTCGATCAAACAACAGCGATTGCTTATGATATTGCATTGGCAGCAAATACAACCGATACATGGGAAATCATATTATATATGAATGACCCAGCTGGAAGACTTTCCGTAGCTACAGGAACGGGAGATGCTTTGACATTTACCGCTAATGGGGAGGATGGTTCAATTGCCTATTAGCACAATCAAAGAGATTACCGAAGATTACCTTATCAGAGTTGCAAGAGGAGAGGTCCCCGGGCAATCATTAGTCCATAAATTCGGACGGAATGATTCCGTTCCCAATGGATCATGGGCATTTGTCACAATCTTGGGCCAGACAGCTCATGTTTTATCCGCGGCAACAACCGTTAGAACGAAGATTGGTAATGCAGCAGATGACAAAGACGCAGGCGCTGGCGCAAGAGAGGTAACCGTTCAAGGTATCGTTGCAACTACACTCGCAGAAGAAACAGACATTCTGTTACCAGATGGGGCAACAGCAAGTGCGGCATCCGCCAAATCATTCTGGAGGGTTCATAGAGCTTGGGTATCGTCTTGTGGAACTTATGGCGGCGCTAATATTGGAGATGTTGTTATTGAAAACGGGGCTGGCGGTACAGACATCCTTACTATAGCCGCTGGTGAAGGACAGTCACAGGATGCAGTCTTTACTGTCCCGGCAGACACGACAGGCTACTTGTTATCTGTTCATGCCACTGTGGATTCGAATAAAACGACTGATATTCGTTGTTTTACCAGAAATGATATTAGCAATACTACTGCTCCAGTGCCCTCAAAACGATTAAAACTATTTTGGGATGGGGTTGAATCGCCAGGATTCGTTTATGATCCATCCAGTCCAGAATTAACACTTGCTGGAGAAACAGACATATGGTTTGAGGCGCAGGGCGACGGTGCTGTGTCTCAAGTATCAATAGACTTCGAATTACTTTTAGTAGATGACTAATGCCTATATATACTTACGAATGCGAAAACGGTCATAAATTTGACCGAATTCTAAAACTGAAAGATTACAAGAAACCTCAAACATGCGAATGTGGATCGGAGGCCAAACGTGTCATTGTTCCGACAATGATTAATTGCGATATGGCTCCATGGGATAGTTATCTCTCTCCTGCATCAGGGAAGCTGATTACATCCTACAAACAACGCCGAAAGGACATGGCGGAGCATGATTGTGTTGATTATGAGCCAAGCCTTAAAAAGCACATCACCTCTCACATGGAGACTGAGGAGGCCAAATTAGAGAAAGCCATGGATGAAACTGTTGAGGCGGAATTCGAGAAAATGCCCATTCGTAAACGAGAGAAACTGGCCGAAGAGTTAACATCTGGGGCCGATTGTGAATATACGAGGATTTAACCATGAGTGAAGAACTCGCAGACAGCGGTTCAGAAAGTACAGAAAGTGGCATTGATATGGATGCTGCAATGGATTCCATCAGTTCTGATTTGTTTGGTGTCGAGCCTGAAAGCGAACAGCAGGAGGTAGAGACTAAGCAAGAAGTTGAGCCCGAGCAAGTAGAAACAGAACAAGAAGAGCAGGTTGAGCAAGTCGAAACACGCCATGCTCCACAGTCATGGAAGAAGGAAATGCATGAATTCTGGAACGGGTTAGATCCAGCCGTTCAAGATTATGTAGAGCAGCGCGAAGAGCAGATGAGGGAAGGGCTTGAAAAAGATCGGGACGATGCCAACAGAGGCCGTGATATGCGAGATATCATGTCGCCTTATGCAGAAATATTAAAATCTCAAGGCATTAATGAAAGCGCGCTGGTCAAAAATCTGATGAACGCGCATTACAGATTATCAACAGCTGATGATGCTGGCAGGGTTAGCCTTATCAGGCAGTTAGCTCAAAGTTACAATGTGTCTTTAGACGGGGAACAAAAAGAAGTAGATCCGGCACTAAAAGCAATGCAAGACAAGGTTAGTAACCTTGAAAACCATTATGCACAGTCGCAACAGCACGCCCAACAGGTAGCTCACGACCGTGTTTCACAGGATGTAGACGCATTTGCCTCTGATCCTGCCCATGAGTTCTTCGATGAAGTATCTGAGCAAATCGTACCACTGATTAATGCTGGATATGATTTGGAGGATGCGTACCAAAATGCTATTTGGTTAAATCCTGTAACACGTCAAAAAGAGATTGACAGAACTGCGAAAGACGCAGAAACGAAAGCTCTTGATGATGCGAAAAAGGAAGCCCAAAAAGCACAAAAAGCAAAAGCAGCAAACGTCAGAGGTCGAGACACCAGCAAAGCTTCTACAGAGCCAACTGGAACGATGGAAGACACCATGCGGGAAGTTTACCGCGACATTCAATCACGTTCACACTAAAAGGAGCCTGTCATGGCATCACCTAACAGCACTTTTACGGAACTGGTGTCTACCACATTCCGTAAGCATCGCAAGGAGATCAAAGATAATATCTCCAACCGCAATGCACTCTATAAGTACATCATGAAGAAAGGCAATTACCGGAGCGAGGATGGCGGTCTTACCATCGCAACTCCGCTCGATTATGCAGAAAACGCAACGTATCAGCGTTATAGCGATTGGGATACTCTGAACATTCAGGCATCTGACGTTATCAGTGCAGCTGAATATCAGTGGCGTCAGATTGCTATCAACGTTGTAGCAAGCGGTCGTGAATTGCGCATCAACTCTGGCGAAAGCCGTATCATCAATCTGGCAAAAGCCCGCATCAAGAATGCAAAGCGCACTTTTGCGAATAACTTCTCTGAAGATCTCTATTCAGATGGTACTGCAACTAACCAGATTAATGGCCTCCAGGCTATCATCTCTGACCTTGGAACGGGTACGGTCGGTGGTATTAACTCCAGCACATATTCATTCTGGCTCAGTCAGATTTTTGACGCTTCTGACAACTCAGTAACTCCGAGTGCAACAACCATTGAAAACTCCATGATGTTGCCTTTGTGGCTCAATCTGGATCGTGGTCCTGATGATCAGCCAGACCTGATCGTAATGGATAATACCTATTATCAGTACTTTGAAACATCTCAGGTTTCTATTAAGCGTTACACAACTTCATCCAGTGCCGATGGTGGCTTTTCCACTCTGAAGTATAAAGGTGCAGATGTTCTGTTTGATGGAAATTCAGGTATCCCTGATACGCATGGCTACTTTATTAATACCGAGTATCTCGGTCTATGTGTCCATCGTGATGCAGACATGGAGATTGTAGAAGAACAGCGTCCTATCAATCAGGATGGCGTTGTAATTCCGATTCTCTGGATGGGCAACTTGACTTGCTCTAACCGTAATCAGCAGGGCCTGATCCTCGCTTAAGGAGAAAAAATCATGGCATTTACAGTAAGTAATTATGCGGGTGCTCAAGGCATCGCCACTAGGGATACAACCCAAAACCAGCCTTTAGGTACTACTGTTCGTGGACACGATCCCACCTATGGCGAAGGTGAGTTTATTTACCTGCAAGGTGTTGCTTCGACAATTGTTGGCGATATTGTCGAATATAACACTAGCTATCAAAGCGGTCTGCACAGTGCTGCACTTGATGCTCCTAATCCTGTTGCTGTGGCAATGTCTATCTGTACTGCCAGTTATTATGGTTGGTACCAGATAAGCGGCATTGCCCAGGTAGCCAAACTATCAACTACATCCTTTGCCGCTGATGCGTATCTTGCATCTTCTGCTGGATTGGCGATTGCAGCGGCAACCGGATTGCGACTTCATGGTGCTGTTGTTGCTGTTGTTGCCTCTGCTGTTTCGGTAGCAGCGCCAGATCTTGTAACGGTGATGATTAATCGCCCGCACGGGCCTTCTGGTACGTAATTGATCGGGGGCAGAAATGCCCCCTTTCTCAATATCGTTAAATTAATCCAGACAAGAGAATTTTATGGCTGTTCCCAAATATGAAATCATTCAAACTGAATATCAGAACCCAGATGCAACAGATGGGTTAAAACTTAATGTGATGGTCGTAGGGAATACGTCAGAAGATGAATTAATTTCGAACGTTAAGGAAAACTCAAAGAACTACGAAAACTGGTTAGAGATTAAGCCTAAGCATGATGGTGTTGCTGTTCTGATTGGTGGTGGTTGGTCAGCAAATAATCATATTGATGATATAAAAGCTCTGAAAGATGCCTTAATCATTACCATGAATGGGTCGTCTAAATGGGCTCAAGATAATGGCATTAAGCCTGATTGGCAGTTGATTGTTGATGCCAAGAAGGAAACAGCGGAATTGGTAAATACTGATGTCCCAAATCACTTTTTCGCATCTCAGTGTAATCCAAAGACCCTAGAGAAGGTTAATGACCTTACATTAGTACATTTTGGCCTTGATACAATTGAGAAATATCTACCGGAAGATCGAGTAAAACAGGGTGGGTATGTATTGTTGGGTGCTGGGTCTACAGTTGGGAATGCGGCGTTGTCACTGGCCTTCTCTCAAGGGTACCGGGAATTGCATCTGTTTGGTTATGACAGCTCGTATTTTGATGGGAAATCTCATTCCTATGAGCAAACCATAAATCAATTTATGCCAACTACTGAAATTGAATGGAATGGGAAGAAATTCCAAGCATCGGTCGCTATGAAAGGACAGGCTGAGAAATTCCCGCTAAATGCTTTAGCCTTAAAGAATGCTGGATGTACCCTTCATGTTTATGGAGAAGGATTACTTCAGACAATTTACAACACAAAACACGAAGACCTTACAGAAAAAGAGAAATACCAACTTATGTGGGGGATGCCTGCATATCGAATGGTGGCTCCTGGCGAACATTTGGTCGACCAATTTATTGATATTGCCAAACCAGATGGGCTGATTTTGGATTTTGGCTGTGGAACGGGCAGGGCAGGCATAAAATTAGCCCAAAAAGGTTACGCCGTTATTCTTATAGATTTCACAGATAACTGTCGAGATCATGAAGCGCTTTCGCTTTCATTTATTCAGGCTGATCTGTCAAAGCCAATGCCAATCCGTGGCGAATATGGCTATTGTACTGATGTTATGGAGCATATCCCGACAGAATTGGTTGCCCAAACAATAGCCAATATTATGAATGCAGGGAGAAAGGTATTTTTCCAGATTAGTACTGTTGATGATTCGCTTGGCGCTCTGATCGGAGAGCCGCTACATTTAACGGTAAATTCGTATGAATGGTGGAGAGGCCAATTCATCTCAAATGGTTATGATATCGAATGGGCAGACGAACAAGAAACAGCAGTATTATTTTATGTAACTAATCCAGACAGGAGAGAGACATGTCAGTAGGTGAAATTTTAGAGCGTGATGAAAATCGTCCGGCATATGTTCGATTTGAGCGACGTGCAGTAACTGATAGTGAGAGGACACTATCTGAGGGGCATCATGTATCAAAAGACGAAGATTACGCGCTAATCACCCCTCCATATTCAAAAGATGTTGTAGAGAAAAAAGTAGCAGCATGGTTCTCGACAGTTGAGAAGAATGTGCGTGCAGGCCGGATTCCTCAGAAACATCTCGATTTATGGCAAGAGTCTTATAGGCGTTGGCAGGATGGACAGGACCCGCCAGTAGATGGAACGCCTATAAAGGATTGGAGTTCTATTTCTCCAGCACAATGCAAGAATCTTCTGAATGCAGGATGTAGGTCTGTTGAAGATCTTGCTCAAGCTAATGATGAAGCTATGCGGCGTCTTGGGATGGGAGCCCATGACCTAAAAAACAAAGCTAGGGCTTGGCTGCAAGCAGCTAAGGATCATGGACCGCTCACAATGCAGATAGCATCGCTTGAGAAGGAAAATGATCAATTAAAAGGGACAATCCAATCTCTGCAGGATCAGATCAAGCGGTTTGAGATTCGTATGGATGCTCAGGATGGCGAGGCTAATAACCTTCAGCAGCCATATCCTTCATCCATGGAAAATGTAGGTCTTGAAAAGACCCCAGCAGAACTCTATGAAGAAAAATTCGGTAAGAAACCACATCATCTGATGAAGCCAGAAACCATCCTCAAAAAGCTACAGGAATAAGCTATGAGCCTGCTAACTACCGTTCAGAGGTTTTGTCGTAGAACCAATATCACAGTACCAACAGTGGTTATTGATACGACAGATACACAGATTGCACAGATTTATTCACTTCTTGAAGAAGAGGGGAATGATTTATCTGGGCGAGGCAGTTGGGAGGTGCTAACCAGGGAGGCATTACATACAACGGTAGCTGGAGAATCGCAAGGGTACATTGCAGATATAGCTGATGAATGCTTCAGATATATTAAAAACGACACAATTTGGGATAGAACAGAAAATCTACCGGTATTGGTTATTGATGGTCCGGATTGGCAAGCTGAGAAAGGCTTCGCGAATACAGCTCCTCGCTATATGGCAAGAATCAGGGGTGGCGAATTACTAGTCACTCCTGATGCTGTAGCGGGAAATACATGGGCTTTTGAATATGTCTCATGGGCCTGGATAAATTGTGGCAGGCAGCAATATTTCACAAGAGATTCTGACACCATAGATCTGCCTGAGCCTATTATCCAGATGGGCTTAAGATGGCGATGGAAGAAAGAAAAGGGATTTGAATATGCCGAAGATTTCAGGACATATGAAAAGATGGTAGAAAATGCTCTATCAAGACAGGGGCTGCAGAAAGTGTTGCATCAAGATAATAGAGAGCATCAATCATCTCCTAAAATCATAATTAACCAAGGATTTTGGCCGTTGCCGTGAGACAAGCAATACGAACAAAAGCTCCTCGTGCTCAAACTGTTGATGTTTATAGTACGCCAGCACCTGTTGGTGGTTGGAATGCCAGGGATGCTCTGGCAAATATGCCACCAACTGATGCAACAAAGCTCATTAATTGGTTTCCAACCACATCAGATGTGAGAATGCGAGGCGGCAGAGAAGAATATGCTTCAAATATCACAGGCCTTGTAAAAACATTAGCTGTTTATAATAAGCTGGACGGCAACAGTGAAATGTTCGCCGTTTCTGATACTGATGTTTACGATGCATCATCTCCAGGTGTAGCAACAGCTCAATCAGCAACTGTGACAGAAGGTGAGTTCCAATACACCAATTTTGGTGATGGTACGACCAACTGGCTGATTATGGTCAATGGTGTGGATAAACCTTTATATTATAACGGCTCTGTATGGCTATCTGTTGATGCAATAACAAGTCCTGCACTAATAGGATTGACATCAACAGATATAGTCAATGTGAGTCAATATAAAGGTAGGCTTATCTTTGTTGAAAAAGACTCATTATCATTTTGGTATCCATCGGCTAATGCGGCTGGCGGTAATTTAATAGAATTCGATCTTTCCTCATTATGCAGGAAAGGCGGATATTTAATGTGGACAGCAACATGGTCCTTTGACTCTGGTGATGGCCCAGACGATGCCTTGGTATGCATGACATCTGAGGGAGAGGTTGTCGTATATCGTGGCACTGATCCCTCTACAGCTTCACAATGGGTCTTGACGGGTGTTTATTTTGTTGGGAAGCCATTAGGACGCAGGAGTCACGTTAAGTTTGGCGGGGACTTGATTGCCATTATTCAAAATGGGGCTTTCCCATTATCAACTGCGCTGCAGTCTGCTCAGATAGATACAACATTTGCACTAACCAATAAAATCGAAGATGCCTTTAATGAGGTTGCTGCTTCATATGGTGACAATTTCGGCTGGGAGGCAACATTATATCCAGCTGAAGAAGCTTTAATCTTCAATATTCCGATAGCAGAAGGTGGTGAGCATAAGCAATATGTGATGAACACCATCACTAAATCCTGGTGTGAATTTAACTCTTGGGATGGCGAATGCTTTGTTGAATATAACAAAGAACTGTATTTTGGGCTTGAAGCAGGTATAAGAAAAGCTTGGATCGGAACGAGTGATGGCGATGATCAGATAGTTGCTTTGGGTAAAGCAGCATTTAATTATTTTGGTAATACGTCACAACAGAAGAGATTTAATTTTTTCCGCCCGCTTTTCCGAGTGAACGGAAGTATTACATATGGCGTCGGGATGGATGTAGATTTTACAGATAATGAAATAACAGGAACAAGCACATATACAGCACCTGCCGCATCATTGTGGGATACGGCAATATGGGATGGTGCATTATGGACAGGCGAGTTGTTAGTAGTCAGGCAATGGTCATCGCCAAATAATAATGTTGGATATAGCGCATCAGGCGGAATTAGAGTAGAAACAGCTAGTTATACTGTTAAATGGGTTTCATGTGATTATGTCTATGAGCGAGGCGGAATTCTATGAGAATAGTTCCTTCTACTGAGGAACATATTCAATGGATTGTCAAAAAGATTGATCACTTAAGGATAAGCGATTCAAGAGGAATATCAGCAATATCTGATCAAGGCGAGTTATATTGTATTTGTTTGATGGATTCATGGACGCCTGGCAGTGTTCAAGTTCATATCGCCATAGAGAATCCGCTTGGACTGAAGAATTACACCTTTCTATATGAAGTATTCAATTACATTTTCAATGTCGGTGATAGGCAAACAGCAATAGGTTTTGTCAGTAGCGAGAATACAAAAGCACTAAAATTCGATAAGAAAATAGGCTTTAAGGAAATAGCTAGGATAAGGGATGGAGCTAGGAAAAATGTGGATACAATTATTTTGGAGTTGCACAGAGATGATTGCAAATGGATCAAATGTAAAGAAGAGGCCGCATAATGAGCAAACCTAAAGCTCCACCACCACCTGATTATAAAGGTGCTGCAGAAGCAACTGCAAAGGGCGATCTTGAAGCGGCTAGGCTGCAGACACTAGCAAATCGGCCTGATGAATTTACGCCGTAC